CTTCTCCTAATTGTTGCTTAAGAAACTCTCCTAAATCATCAAAGCCACCTTTATCTCTTAAAGTAATTGCTTTATTTGTAACTTGAGTAAGTTTTTTAGATAAATCATCAAAAACATTCAATCTTTTTAATGATTTTTGATTTTTAGCTACTTCTTTATTAAATTCTGAAAAAGACGTTTTTATTGTTGATGCTGCATCACTTGCAGAAATTATATCAGTTGTTAATTCTGTGTATCTAGCTTGTACTCTACGAGAGGCTTCTTCAAAAGTAAGTCCTTCTTCTTTAAATTGTTCAAAAAGTTGAGCAGGGTTAAAATCTTTTAAAGCTTCTGTTAAAGATTTTCCTAGTTTTGGACTTGATTCACTAACATTTTCTATTAAATTATCAATATTAGCTTGTAATTGTACAGCTGCCGTATCAAATTTTCTTTCGTTTTCATCTCCAACAATAGCATCAGCAACTCCTGTAAATATTCCTTTTACAAAGCTGCCTGCAGTAAATAAAAATCCCATTTGTTCTCTAAAAGTTTTTGCAGCTTCTGACATTCTGTCATTTAATTTATCAAAGAATAAACTTAATCTATTTAATCCTGCACTAAAAAATCCTGTTTCTTTTTCTCCTGCAGAAAGTTGATTTAAATAACCTGTCATATTACCTTGAAATTCTTGTAATATTCCTGAAGTTACTTTTAAACTATTTCCTTGTTGTATTGTTTTTACAGTATTTTCATCTATAGCAACTCCTGCTCGTAAAAGACGAACCTCTACCTCTGCATTTGTTTCTGCAAGCTGTGCAAACTTTTCACTTGCACTTCCTACTGTTTCTTCTAAATTCTTTAATGCTTTGTCTGCAGCGGTTTCTCTAACTAATAGATTTTTTAAGAAAGAAAGAAGTAAGCCTCCAAAGAAAATAATTTGTCCAATAACAGGTATAGCATTAAGTAAGGCTGCTCCAAAAATTCTTGCTCCTGCTCCTGCAACTGTAAATCCATTTTTAACTGAAGCACCAAATTTACCAAAAAGACCTCCTACAGATGCAGTTCCTTTTATTGCTTCCATTGTCTTTTTATTTTCTGCTCTGAAATCTGCAAAACCTTTCTTTGCTAGTGTAAATGAATCTATTACTCCAGCACCTTGTATATCTCCTACAGCTCCTGCAACTACGCTTTGCTGTTGTGCTCTTCCTGCAGCTATTCTAGATCTCCCTTGTCCTGCGCCTCTTCCTGCTTCTAATTGTTGTAGTTCTATTATTTCTTGTTGTAGGGCTTGAATTTGTTTTATTTCTGCTTGTTTTCTTTTTAACTCTTCCCCACTAAATTTCTTTAGATTTGCACTTCTTGTTCTTTCTGCAACTCTTAATTTATTTAATGCTTTTTCAAAGTCTGCTGTGTCTGCTTTTCCTGCTTTTAATCTTTTCTTTAAATTTGCGACTGTTTGGAATTCAGAACCTGCTCCACCACTTCCTCTTACAAATTGTATTTTTGCAGTTTGTGCTAATTGTTTTTCTGCAATAGCTTCTGCTCTTGCAACTTCTAATGCTCCATTTGCCACTTCGGCTTGTGCTTGTGCCATGTTACCAAGTGCTGGAATTATTTGTGTAAGAATTGTTGAACCAAATAAAATTAACCCACCAGTGATTGCTGCACCACTTCCTGCGAGTAAATTTAAGAAAGGTCCGAAAACGTTGTTGATTAACTTTAGACCACTACGAGTGAGGTCTTGGAAAGCTGCGGATAGTTGGTCATAAGCATTTGGTTCGATAGCTTCTGTAAGTGCACCATATTTTAATTCACCTTGTGCTATAGTTGCATTTAAGAAGGCTTGCCTTCTTTCAAAGTCTGTAAGTTCTTCAGAAGTTTTACCAATACTAGCACCATATTCTTTTGTTGCTGTATCTAATCTTACAAGAATACCTAATTCATCCAAAATTTCTGGTTCTAGTTTTGCAACTCCTCGGAAGAGTCTGTCAATAGAATCTCCTAAGTTTCTACCAAGTGCTATGGAAGCGTTTCTTGCTACTTCACCAAGTCTTTGAATTTGTTCAGGATTAAAACCAGAAGTAATTGCTATCGAAGATGCACGAAGAGATTCTTCTAATGATATTGCATTATCAGTAACATTTCTTAAACCTTCTGCTATTTGTAATCCTGATACACCAGCTGCGTTACTTAGAAAAGTAAAACCTTGAATAAGAGTGTCTACTTGAGCAGCACTTCTTAGTGCGTTAAAAGCTGCTGTTGCGGCAAATATATTAGCTGCAAGAGCTGCGTAAGCACCAACGAGTCCACTTCTATCATTTCCAATAGACCCAGCTAGTTTAGAAAAGTTTTTTGTACCATTTGCTGTTTGAATAAGACCTTGTTCTTGGCGACCATAAGTTGTTTTTTGTTGTTTGTCTAATTTCTTGTGGGATTCTGTAGTTTTATCAATACCTTTCGACAGCTTTTCCTGCTGTTTCTGTACTACTTCAAATCCTTTGGAAGTTGCTACAACTTCAAATATTACTTTATTAGCCACGTTTATTCTTTATCTTATCGTACTCAGCTTTTAATTTTTTCTGAGCTATCTCGATTGCTCTACTGTCTAACCACAGTATTGTTTCAAATATAAATTCTTTTTGGTGTTTCTTGATTCCATAATGTTCTAGTAAGAAATCAAAATTTGTATAATCTTTTCCAATATATCCAATCTCTGGATATATTCTTTCTCCCATGCTATTAAAGATATTCATACAAGTTAAAACTATTTCAGGGAAGTCTTCCCAGTCTGGTGGACATTTTTCCCAATCAGGATCTTGTCCCATCTGTTCCATCATCTCCAAGTATTGATCCTTGGACATGCCAACATCTTTATTATCCAGAAACAGTTTCAGTTTTTTGTACAGTATCTCCTTGTTTTTTGCTACGAAAGTTTTCGAGGTCAAAGACTACCTCATTGAGCCAATTATCAAATTCTGAAGAGTTTTCTACTAAAACTTGGGCATTTTCTTGTGTGTATTCCATTTCATCGTCTGGATTCTCTCCTTTTAAATCCACAAGAATTAAATCTTCTAAATACCCTAATTTTAATCCTTTCCAGTCTTTAACTGTTGCTTTTGTAAATTCAACTACAAACTTGTCATCATTGAGTTCATCTTCAAACTGACGAGTTTTACGATTAAATTTATTTGTAGTACATCTTTTTCTAAGATTTACTAATTCTTTTCTTGAAAGATTTGCAAGTTCTACTTCGAATCCATCAAGTCCTGGGAATTCGACCCATGTGGTCTTACTATCCACTAATAATGATTTTAAATCCATTTGTTTTATTTCTCCTAATATGAAATTAAAGTTGATAAGTCTGCAGGATTTGTCAATAATCTAAAGTCAAAAGCCTGCGTAAATGCTTCTCCAACATTTACTCTTTTTGTAAACATGCAACTTGTTAAGTTTGCATTGAGAAATGTTGAACTGTCTACTACAGTTTTTACTGCTACTGTAGTTCCAGTATTAAAAGTTTGGAATGTACTCGAATTATTTTCAGTAAGATATTGTACTATATTACCTGAAACAACTCTTCTATCAAGTGTATATCCTGAAGGGTACATTGCGTTTGAAGCACTTGTAACTGAAAGACTGTTTTGTAGTGTAGTGTAAGGTGTCCATGATATTTCATTTTGAACACTTAAGGTAGCAGATACCAAGTTTGGTACATCTGAACCGCTTACCTCCACATCAATCAGTGATAAGGTGGGAGTTCTTGTGGCACTTGCTGATTGCAAACTGCCAGGAAGTGAATAAGTTTCATCTCCTACTCTTTCTAGTTTTTGGGCATTTCCGCTTACTGTTAAAGTAAGTGGTGAGCCTTTTGCTAAATTGAAATCTCCATTTGTCATAACACATTCGTTCAATTTAAAAGTGCTTTCGCCAGTTACGATATATAAATCAAAACTTTTTATATTCGTTTCGTTTGTATCGTAATCGACTAAAAGATCTAGCACGATAGATTCATCTTTTTCTTCTGTAAGATGAACTGCAAAACTGAAATCTGCAGGATTAGCTCTTGTTATACTTGTCCCTTGAAACATCTTTGTCTGATCGTGTAAAGTCTTTACTGAATACGCATCTTCCGCAAATGTTTGAGAGAAAGATACTTCAGGAGTCGTTTTCAATAAGTAACGACTCCCTCCGTATACGAGGTGTACATTACTCTCTCTAAGAAAGTTGTACGCTGCCATTTTTATACAGTATAGTCTGTGCTATATTGAGAATCTGAGTGTGAAGTCGATCCTTTATACTTAACAGTCATTTCATCACCTGTTAAGAGGTCTGTACCGTGAGCAGCAAATTCCACTGAGGTTGAGATCAAGTCTGCAACTTCAATTGTTGGTATTTGTAAGTGAGCCTTGGGAATGTCAAATTCTACTACTGGAGTATCACTTGATCCACCACCCATGAATAAGCTCATATCAAATGAGTTTGTTACCACATCAGTAGCAGCTGCTAAATCTGTTAATAGAGTATTAGAGCCGTCTGTTTTGGTATCAAGATACATTGTTAGGTTACCAGAGATTTGTCTAGCACCTGTGAATGATCCAATTGGTTTGTCCACAATACCTAGTGTTTCAGGTGTTACATATGTAACGTTATTTGCGATTGTTATAGAACCGCCAGTAATGTTAATATCATATGTAGTTGTAGAATCACTTGCTGATGGGTCAAGAACTCCACTTGAGTTCTTTGTTGCTGATAATGTTAGAGTTGAGAGTTTATTTCTCAAGTAATCTGCATCATCAGGACCTGTACAGTCAGCATAGTTATATCCTTCTACATAAGTAACAGTAGTAGTGGAAGTATCTGTACCCGCTGGTTTTGCGTGTAAAGATTTTGATGGATCTTCAATTGCTGTAGAAACTTGGTCAATAGTTGTTGCATTACCTGACCATGTTAACTGAGCAATACCATCAATTGAGAAGTCAATTTCACACTGGTTGACTTGTGCCTCATTTAATCTATAAGTTGTGTTTTCAAGAGCAAAGAATATTGAAAGTTTCAATAATTCATGATGCTCTGATCTTGCAAAACTTATGTCTGCATCTGTTGAATCAACACTGATTGCAGCGGCAGAAGTACCTGTTAAAGCACCTCCAGTAATGTCTTTACCTGAGAGTGATGCCCATAGAATATTTTCAACCATATCATGAGTACCGCTTGATCTCCAGCTGTTAGAACCATGTTTAAAAGGTCTTACATATGTGCCGAATGACCATTCTGCTGGTGGTAAAGAGTCATTAAATCTTTTTGAGCCTCTGTTAGGGGCTGCACCTGCTTCATTAATTGTAACGTCAGTTGAGTCACTTCCTTGTGAGAAGCTATACCCATCTAAAACACCAACTCTAAAAGTGTTGGAGTCTGTACCATTACCTTTAAATAATCCAAGAGCAGTTCTGCTATTATCAGTTGTTGTTGTGCTTGTTACACCATTAACAACTGCGGCAAAACTTGATCCTGAACCTGAAGTGGCTGACTGAGTAACTGTATCGTTATCAGCATATCCAGTTCCGCGGAAGTTGTTAGGAATATAAACTTCAGTAACTCCACCACTAGATACAGCAGCAACAATTACTTTTGCTCCTGAACCAGAACCCGATGTTGTTCCCAAAGTTATTACATCACCAACTGCGTGTCCACTACCTGCTGTAAACCCATCTAAAGTTTTGATAGATCCACCAGAAGCATGCACTCCGTTAACAGAGCTGACAAATACCTTGGTATTTCTCGATAAATTTAAAGCCATCTTGCTTTCTCCGTCTTACTTTGGAAAGGGTGCGGCTACATTTTTATGTGCCTTACCTGTTTCCTAATATCGTACTGATAATATTATTTCCCCAATTCCTAAAGGATCAATAACTCCTTCATCTGTTCCTATTCCTCCAATTGTTAGAGAAGTAGTTGTTAAATTAGGGTCAACAGTATCGTCGTACACTAAGTTATCATTATCATCAATGACTCTTTCGATGTCCTCTAATAATAATGCTAATGTTTCTTGAGCATCATTTTCATCTCTAATGTATGCTCTAATTGTTATTGTTAAAATTCTCCATTTAAACTCGCCAGGTTGATATTCTCTTGCTTCATCTCCTGCGACAACGCAAACTTTTGGATACTCTTCTATTTCATCTAAGAATTTTAATCTTCCGTCTACGTTTTTAAATAAGTTAGTATTAAAAGGGTGGTTTCCATCAATCTCTTCTAGCTTTTTTACTAGAGCATCAACAACTTTCTTTCTTGCTGTTCTATATGTTGATGCCATTATACTCTCCTAAGTGTAAATTTTGTTGCTAGTCTTGCTGCTGCTAGTTCTCTTATACTTTTTTCTATTATTCCTCTTGGATCGTACATTGGTGAGTATCCACCACCTTGTTCAAATACTTCATAAGGATTCTTTTGGTATGTATAATCCATTTGTATTCCACCGTCTGTTAAAGGAACAGCATTTACTACTGTTGCTGAACCTGCAAAACGTCCTGTTCTATTTATTAAAGCAGGTCGTCCCATATTTTTAATTACTTGTTCTTGTAATCTAGAGTTTATAAAAGCTCTTGTAGTAGTTGTATCTGTTAGTTCTTGGTCTCCTCTATTTCTTTTTACACCTTGTTTTTGAATCTGTCCTGAAACCGCAAACCCACTTAATCTTTGTCTTTTTCTTTTTATTTTTTCTGAAGCAGTTACTTTTACAGGTTTTTTACTTTTTCCTCTTACTCTATAAGTAGAAAGATTTTTAGCAAAGCCTTTTCTATAAGCATCTCTCATGGTTTTATTCATGAGTAAAGCTTTGAATCCTAAGTCATTTAAAGTATCAGATCTGCCTCTTTCAGATGCTTTATCAACATTGGTATATTCATCTTCAATTTGATCTATTGCACTTTTAAGAAAAGCACTAAGTCCTTTACCAATATTAGCACTTTTAGCACCTCTATCTTGGTTATCTACTGCATCTTCTAAACTTGATCTTACTCTAAAAGAGTCTTTAAACTTTAATCCAGTTTTTCCTGCTTCTATAAAATCTTGAAAATGTTCTAATTGTATACTATTTTCAGTAACTACTTCTCTTAATAATTGAGACTTTAAATTATCTCTTAAGGCTCTAATAGGATCATCTCCTGTTGCACCTGTTTCTAATTTACCAATAGTAGTAGCTACTTTTGCTCGGACAACATCATGTTTATGTCCGATGTCAAATATATTCCAGTTTCTTGTTCCTGCTGCTTTACTTGCCCATTTAGAGAAAGGATTATCAACATCCATTTTATCTCCAA